CCCGATACTCTTCATATACTTGAAGAAGTGGCTCAAACGACATACATGAACTCTCTATTTGATGGAGAACAGAAAAAGAACACTAGTTAGGCTGTATATATGTTATGATCGCATACAACAAAGCTGTCTTATTGAATTACATTGGTTGGCTAGGCCAAATTACATTATAAACATCATGATTCAAAGGAAGATCTCGAAGTTCTTGCCGATAAACTTTCCAATCATTTCTTTGTTTTTCTGTTAAGATCACATCATCTAAACGTGTCCAATCACTCTTTTGTAGTAGTAAGTTTCTTTTCATTCGCAGGTCTTTTAGTTTTTCTTCTCGTATTTGTGATTCAATAACACTATCCTCAAAAAAAGAATGCTCGCTTCCATTTATCGTTATGGCCACTGTGTCAATATTGTATTCGGGAGGGACTTCGAAATGTGGATCACTTTTGATATGTCCATCATAAAGGCATTCATTGTGTCTATATCGTGAAATGATAACGGATTCACCCTTTTTAACAATTATGAAGCTCTTCATTTTTATTACATATTCAAAATAAATAAACCATGTAAAAAGACGTCCACTCATTATCTCCGTATGTTGTTACAGTGCCATTGTTTTGAAACCGTATATGGTCGGTCGTAACCAAGTTCCAAACGATTGATGCAGATCTATAATGATAACCATCACCATTTGCTTCATTCAATGTTGCTATTGAGTGACTATTTGTACCTGATCCATTATTTTTGCGAATCATGATATCGGATCTTCCATAGTTAGTCTGTAGAATTGTATTAAAACCAATTAGATACAAACCATTACGAGGTGGATATAGATAAGTTGAACTTGTTACCGATATACTTCCTTCCTTATACACAAGTGTTACGTATCCTGAGGATTCTGTAAATCTTCCAAATATGTATAATCTTTTACCAATGAGGTTGTCAACATCCACAAAGCCGGTTTGCCCGGCAGCATGATTTTGTCGGTCTTTTTTATCCCATGCGACTCCCATGAGGTGATAACGTCCACGCCTGCCTTGGATTCTGATTTTTGTATAAAGCTCTACACCTGCTATTGGAACTATAGTGGATCCGTCGTGTTGCCCATTTGATGATGTTGTGAATGAATTATAGTTATTAACTCTTAGCAAAAAGCGCGTAGATCCATCCGCATACACACCTACCAAATCAAAATATCGACAATCGCTCCATGGAAGATGGGCTATGTATGCCGATGTCATGCCTGATGGAACTGTATAATCAACAAAGTACCCACTTGCATCTTCATCGTTTGTAGGAAGACAATGTATGTTACCTACTCGCCCATCGTTATCGGAAAAGTGAAACAATGAGTGCCATGCCTCACTTGTAGGATTAGAGGTATGAGTACCTTGAATACTAGCATAATCCGTTGCTTTTGTATATGCATCAAATCCTTTTCCGGAAATGCTCTTTGATGCAAGTATGTCACCAAATACATGTAATTTTCCGTTTGGAATATTCGTGCCAATACCAACATTTCCATTCGCAATCACACGAGCGCGCTCCACCCCCGCGGTCACTATGCCAATTTGATCCGTGACTGGCAAATAAAGACCGGTATTTGTGTCCGTTGCCCATGAAAAAGATGGAGCGCTTACACTATCGTTCGCTTGCCCCAAAAATTGCGTATGGGCTTGAACCGCCCCTTGAACGTGAAGGGCTTGTAGAGGTTGCGTTGTACCAATGCCAACGTTTCCATTCGCAATCACGCGCGCACGCTCCGCGCCGGCCGTCACTATGCCAATTTGATCAACTGCTGGCAAGTATAGTCCCGTGTTAGTATCTGTTGCCCAGGAAAACGATGGAGTGCTTACAGTATCGCTCGCTTGACCCAAAAATTGCGTGTGGGCTTGGACCGCCCCCTGGACGTGAAGAGCTTGTAGGGGTTGCGTTGTACCAATTCCAACGTTCCCATTCGCAATTACACGTAGTCGCTCCGCTCCGGCCGTCACTATGCCAATTTGATCAACAACTGGCAAGTATAGTCCCGTATTGGTGTCCGTCGCCCATGAAAAGGATGGAGCAGTAACCGAGTCGCTCGCTTGGCCTAAAAATTGCGTATGGGCTTGAACCGCCCCATTTACATGTAGTTTTTGTAGCGGAGTTTTCGTCCCAATGCCCACATTGCCACCATCGGCAATGCGCATGGCCAACTCACCCCCGTCATCATAAAAGTCAGCAATTGGTTGCGGGCCTGTTTGTGTGACGATAAGAGCCGGACCTGTGCCGTCATTGGTGATTACCATTTGTTCGGTGTTGCTTGTGATAGTGTCCAATGTAACGTAATCACCAAGGATCACAAGGTTTGATGCGGTGATCGTGCCGGAGGCTAATATGTTGCCGGATGCCAACACGTTGCCATGAACATGAAGCGCCTCTGCGGGTGACGTATTGATTCCTACACGCCCCGTTTGCTCGATGAGCACAACTGATTCTCCCAAGCTTTGAAAGTCTGCAATAGTTTGCGCTCCACTTTGGTTTATTAGAAGTGACGTACCCGTGCCATTTGTATTGATGATAACATTACATGCATTCGCCGTGCCCTCGATGTACGCATGCCGGCCAATAATGGACTCCATGCTTTGGGTGGCTTCTGACATCACCATGAGTGGACCTGTAACGTGACGTTTGAGCAGCGTTCCCCCAAGGTCAAGCGTGTTACCTGATAAGTACAAGTCGCGAAAACGATTGATTGGTGTGCCTAGATCAAAAGTTGTATTAACGGAAGGAACCACGTGCCCGCCGACTTGAACGCCTCCGTCCACATCAAGGCGGGCTTGGGGATTTGAGAGTCCGATGCCAATGTTTCCGAGGGCAAAAAGGTTACGCACGGTGGTGTCAACGACCTCGCCTGTATCACTCGTAACCTTAATGCCACCACCACCCCCAACCGACTCGTTGCGCGTAATAAGAGTGCCTCCAAGATCAATAGTGTTTCCTGATAAGAATAAATCTTTGAAGCGGTAGTTGCTTGACCCCAAGTTGAAGATATTACACGCACTTGGGGCAATGTCACCCGTTACGAGGACATTTCCGGTTATTGAGACCCCTCCATTGACTTGTACGTTCCCATGTATGTCTAATTTTTCCAACGGCATTGTGGTCCCAATGCCCACATTGCCAAGCACATAAATAGGCACGGTGTTGCGAACAGGAATTGTTTTACCTTGCTCGAGCCAATATGAATCATTCACGAGGACGCTTTGATAAACAATGCCTTGCTCCTCGGGGCTATTTTGGGTGATTTGAGGCCAAACAATGATGTCAACGATGTCTCCATATCCTGCCGGCCGTGACAGTGATATAGTGTACTCCGTGACTTGTTCTTCCATCAAATACGTGAGAGTAAGGTCATAGTCCTTGATGGTGGGTGAAACGTAGTACAGTTGTGATCGGCCTCGAAATACTTGAACGTTGCTTTGATGCCCTGAAAATGCCCCGGGGTAGGTCACCACAAAGTCGGATTGTGAAGGACTTCTTATATAAAATATTTTGCGAACATGATGAACTTGAACCCGTGTTCTGATGTTGGTGCTCGTCATTGGAATGTTAAGTGAGTTCCAAATGGTTAAGTTGGACGTTTGGGTGTTCGTGGAAATGATGCCTCCATCGACGTGTAAGGTATCCATAGGCTCCGTAAGTCCGATTCCAACGTTTCCTCCATCAATCACCGTCAGGGCGGAAACGCCCCCATCTTGGACATCGAGGATCGTACCGGTTCCTTGTTGGTTTATTGTGACGATTGGGTTTGTCGATGTGGGCGCACCGTAAATGTCGACAAGCGATCCCATGGTGATCGTGCCAATGCCCACATTCCCATACGCATCAATGGTCATGCGTTGGACGTTACATGTCACGAAGCGGAGCGCATCGTCATTGCTTCCCGGGTAGAGCTCCGCTGCGATGTACGTGTCTTGATTGGTGTCCTTCACACCTCCAAGGGACCCCCATGCGTCCCCTGCGCCGTAGCCTTCGAACACATTGGTGTTGGTGTTGTAGCGAATCAGCCCTTGGATCCCTTCCGGGCGCTCGTCCGTTGTCCCCTTTGGTAACAAAACACCATCCGTGGCATAGATGCTTAATGTAACAGGGGGCGTAGACGTTCCCATGCCAATCTTGCCGTTGTTGTCAATGAACAACGCGGTCCCGCTCTCTTGATCGTAGAACTCGGCCACTGAGTTGTCACCCGATTGTATGACCCGTAATGCCGGACCGGTGCCGTCATTGTGGATCACCATTTGCTCTGTGTTGCTCGTTACGGTGTTCAAGGTCACAAAATCACCCAAAATTTGAAGATTAGAGGCAAACATGGTTCCCGAGGCATACATGTCACCCTCCACGTGTAATGGTTTGAGGGGTATGGTCGTGCCAATGCCAACATTCCCATCACTTCCCACACGAACACGCTCGGTTGCATTTGTCGAAAAAGCTAAGACGTTTGAGCTAGCGAGAAACACACCAGTTGTAACGTCCTCCGTGAACGCAAATGACGGTTTCGCATCGGCTGTGCCATTATCCGAACCTAGCACTTGAAAGGACGCGCGGATGCTTCCGTCAACATCTAGACTTTCCATGGGCATTGAAGTGCCGATGCCAATCCGCCCGTCCCCAAGAATCCGCAGTCGCTCTTGGTCATCCGTGCCAATCTTGAGATCATTGCTCGTGCTTCCCCATATGAAAGTGGTTGAGATACCGCCGAGCTTGCGGACACCAAATGAAAATTCGGCATCCACGTTTTGCGTAGAGACATAGGATTCTTCATTGGCGATAGTCCCAATTAAGGCGTGGGACGTGGCAAGAACACTTCCTTCCACGTGAAGCTCATGAAGAGGAACAGTTGTGCCAATGCCAACGTTACCATACGAGTCAATAGTCATGCGTTGGACATTACACGTCACGAAGCGGAGCGCGTCGTCATTACTACCAGGGTAGAGCTCCGCCGCAATATACGTGTCTTGATTGATGTCCTTCACGCCCCCTAGCGAGCCCCATGCGTCCCCTGCGCCGTAGCCCTCGAACGTAGAAGTGGTGGTATTATACCGAATGTAGCCCGCCACACCTTCGATAGGTCGCTCGTCGGTCACGCCTTTGGGCAAGAGCATGGCATCCGTTGAATGAACTTCAAACTTCACGGCCATGGTACTCGTTCCAATCCCCACGTTTCCACTCCCCGTGAGTATGGCATTCCCATCATGGACATGAAGCCGTTGATGGCTTGAAAGGGTCCCAATGCCAATATTGCCATCGTCTTGAATCACAAAGAGACTCCGCTGTTGCACACCGTCATCAATGCGCAACACGTCACCATGTCCATATTCGGACAAAAATAGGTGTGTTTTAGCAAGAGGAATGGTTGTACCAATGCCAACATTACCACCCACCATGGTGAGCGTTTGAAGGGGTGCATTATCAACTTGATCATCTAGGGAGTCACCAAGGTTTGAAGAAGTTCCAACAGTTACAAATTGATGTTTCCCTGCGCGATACTCTTTGGTCACTTGTAAGATTCGGTGTGACATTTCGTGGTATAGCGCACGTATTGTTCGTGGAGAACAAACCCTCTATCTATTTGATGGAGAATAGAAAAACAATTTATGAATCTACCTCATGACAAGGTATATAAGACGTTCAAATAATCTTCAAATAACATGGTTGATAATTCCTTTAATCTTTTTGTACCAAACCATTTGCCACATGCGGTTTGTGACGATATAGTCCTTCGATTCGAAAGAGATCCAAGGAAGACAAAAGGCCTTGTAAATAACAAGGTCCTTAATGAGAATATCAAGTCGTCAATGGAGCTCCCCATCTCCGCATACGAGGAGTGGAAAGACATTGACACGCTCTTATTCGATTCTCTTCAAACGGGATACAAACTATACATTGATTACTTGAGCCGTCTGAAAAATAAAATACCTTTATTCACAGACATAAAAGACCGTGGGTACACTATTGAAAAGTACCATGCCAACATTGGATTCCATCAATGGCACACGGACTTTGGTGTTTATAGTGAGAATCCTAACAACATTGAATGTCGCATCGTGGGCTTCAAGTGGTTCCTTTCGGAAAGCCTCATAGATGGTATGAATAGTCTTGAAGGGGCCGTTAGACATGAGAAGGGAACTATGTTGTTTTATCCGTCTACTTGGACAACGGTGTGTGAAGTACCATGGCACACCACCGACCAATATCACATATCGGGTTACATGGTAGTTAATATCAATTCCCATATGTCGTGATTTATAAAATAAATAAGAAGTTACTGTAATTATATAACTATAACTTCATTATGAAAGCAATAGCATAGTAAGGTGGCAAAATACCAAATGAAGTTCCTGATCCCGTGTTGTCAGTCGTGAATGTGTGTGAATGAGTTGTTATGGTGCTTGTTGTAAATGTATGTGTATGGCTTCCCGCACCATCTGTTTGAACACCACTCCCATATTGATTTCCTCCTGACCCGTCTGCGTCAAAATCAATCCTATACACAGGCCCCCCTGAACCAAAATTTGCACCAACATTTTGATAATGGCTATGCCAACCCGCTGTATCTGTTGTTCCCGTGTGATTATGGGAGCCACCTGCAGCTGTTGTTCCTGTATGGCTGTGTGCGGGCAGATTTCCTACGGCGAGCGTGACAGTTGTCGCACCTCCCGTTGCAGCAACAGCGTACGTACTTCCCGCGCCCACAATGAACCGGTTCCTCAGATCTGGTGTGCTATTAGCACCATCACATATTGCCCATCCGGTTGGAATGGTTACAATGCTACCGGACCACATGATTATCCCTCCACGAGGCATAAATGCATTGGTGACCGTGCCTATTTGGATATTTGTGGCAATAATGCTACCTGCAACATCGAGTTTTCCAAGTGGGTTAACGGTTCCAATGCCCACATTTCCATTCGAAATCACACGCGCGCGTTCTACCCCTGCTGTCACAATGCCGATTTGATCTACCACAGGCAAGTATAGTCCGGTGTTCGTATCCGTTGCCCATGAAAAAGATGGTGTTGTTACAGTGTCACTCGGTTGTCCCAATACTTGCGTATGTGCTTGGATTGCACCTTGTACATGAAGGGTTTGAAGGGGTTGCGTTGTACCAATACCAACATTACCATCAGCAATCACACGCACACGCTCTGTCGCTGCGGTAACCACACCAATTTCGTCTAATGCAGGAAGATATAATCCCGTGTTGGTATCCGATGCCCATGAAAACGACGGTGAAGCAACAGAGTTAATACCGTTGCCAAAAAACTGTGTTTCACATTGGACTGAGCCTTGAACGTGTAATTTTTGCTTGGGTGTTGTTGTCCCAATGCCCACACTACCACCATCCGCAATGCGCAAGGCCAACACACCTCCATCGTCATAGAAATCAGCGATAGGCTCCGGGCCCGTTTGTGTGACAATAAGGGCCGGACCGGTACCGTCATTTGTGATCACCATTTGTTCCGTATTGCTAGTGATGGTGTCAAGAGTGACATAGTCCCCGAGGATAACGAGGTTTGAGGCGGTGATCGTACCCGAGGCCACCACATTACCCTCTACATGGAGCGCCTCCGCAGGTAACGATGTATTGATACCCACGCGCCCCGTTTGCTTTACAAGCAAAACGGAGCTTCCCATGCTTTGAAATTCAGCAATAGGGTGCTCTCCAATTTGGTTTACATAAAGTGGCATACCCTCACCTCCGGAAGTGATTTGAATGTTGGATGCATAGATAACTCCATTCACTAAAGCACTTCCTTCTACATGGAGCGCCTCTGCTGGCAAGGCCGTGTTGATCCCAACGTGTCCCGTTTGCTTCACAAACATGACCGAAGTTCCATCTCTTTGAAAGTTTGCAATGGCTTCACTACCTTTTTGATTGATGACAAGCGAGGTACCTGTACCGTTTGTATTTATGCTAACATTTGATGAGATTACCG